ATAAATAGTTATGAAAAAGCAAGGTTACAACTCAAGACTTGATGAGTCAATGGGTGCAAGAAACGGAAAGAAGTCTCAGTCTATGAAGTCTCGAAGAGATGAGTCTAAGGCTATGTCTAAGAAGATGGATGGTCACGCTTACGGTGGAGACCACTCAATGAAGTACGAATCTCATTTAGGTTCTAATTCTCGTATCTTTAAAAAATAAATATTAATGGGGAAACTATTAGTAAGTTTAGGTCTGTGGATGCAGAGCCTAAAGGTGAAGATGAAATGTAAGTGGAACACTATGATGTCTAAGCTTATGTTCAAGATGTACGGAGAGTGCCCTGATAAATTTTTATGTATCTGTAAGAAGAGCAAATGAAGCTAAAAGATAAATCAAGAGGATTTGGTGACACCGTTGCCAAGGTAACAAAATTAACAGGTATCAAATCTGTAGTAGACACGGTCAGTAAAAAGATGGGGAAGGACTGTGGCTGTGGTAAGAGACGTGATACATTAAACAGAATAATCCCCTATAAAAATTAGTTATGGCATATCAAAGATTACAACCCACAAGGGCAATACAGATTATACCTACAGATGATTTATTACTACCGGGAGGACCGGGGTCTCGATTAGCATTTGGTGTGACTACAGCAGTATTAGCAGATTCACTTGTAGATAATGGACTTACTGTAAACTTTAATTCTATTATAAAGGCAGGAGATACTGTATACAATCTTAGCACAGGCTCAGGTGCAAGGGTTATCGGTGTACCAATTGATAATACACCTAATCCACCTGAATCAAAAACTTTAACATTATCTGATGATATATTTACTGCAGTTGGAGAAATTTACATAGTTGGTTCCGTTGTACAAGGGAGTGGTGCTGCCTTATGGGTAGGGACAGGTGGAAGTATATCAGGTAAAACAGCAGGAGGGGATGACATTGTTTTAGATAATATTCCTGACGGTTCATTACTTCCAATTTTGATGTCAGTTATTAATGAAGCAGGTACAACCGCAACGGGTATCTACGGACTATGGTAATATGTCTACAGCGATAGGAATAGCAATATCAGGTAATGTATTTCAAACACGAGCAGGTTTGGGTTCGTCCGGTGCGTCTTTACTGTTAGATGAGTACGGCACAAATAACAAACTTGCGTATTCAGTACGTAAGCTAAGAACAGCGTACACAGGTGCTTGTATGCGTGTTCGTAATAGCTTAAGTTTTGAGTTAGACATTGGATTTGATTCAAGTGGCAACCTTGACGAGTCTGCATTGCTTACGCATTGCGGAGCAGGTGACGGATTTGTTATTAAGTGGTATGACCAAAGTGGCAATGGTGGAGATGTGGAGCAGGGTGTTAAAACCAATCAAGCTCAAATTGTATTAAGTGGTGCTGTATTAAAGGAGAATGGAAAGCCTATAGTTACGGGACGTGCGGTGTCAGGAGTAGCTTCATATCTTGAGTTGATTACACCAAAAGCTACATACTTGCCGTCAACAGGACAATACTTTTTCTTCTCAGTAACTAAGGCAGAAACACTTAGGTCTATTCTATATCGTGAAGACACAAGACTCCAATTAATAGCACAAAGTGGTAGCACATCAACAAATACAAGGAATGACCCTAATTACTTGCCAAACACTTACAGGAGGAATGGTGCGGCTTATACTCCAATAGATAGAACAGAGGTGTACACAACAAATTTACCACAAACCTTAATGACCATTGACGGCAGTTTAGATAATTCGATTAACTCCTTTGTATTAGGATATGGTGTATCTTCTTTTAACAATTGGAGTATGCAAGAATTTATAGTTTACGAGGGTGATAAGTCAAGTGATGAGTCAAATATAGAAACAGCAATAAACGGATACTACTTAATATATTAATATGAAATACTACAAGTACATAACAGAAAGCGAAGTAAAGATGGCATCTTGCGATATATACGATTTGTATGCTTGGCAACCACCTGAAGAACGAGGAACGAAATATAGTTATCCTTGGTACACTAATGGAACAGATTGGGTATTGGCTGTTGACGATTCTATACCTACTCGTTCAGTATTGATTGATGTCAGTTGGATTACTCCACAGGAAGCAGAAGAGCAGGGATATATATCAAATGATTTAGAAGAATAATGTATTAATAAATTTATAAACAATGATAACTATTCAAGATTTAAAGATATATATGCTAAACTCAGGTGTGCTTGCAGTCTCATTTACTGAGGTTGAGATGTTGCTAAAGGTAGTTTTGTTAACTGCAACTATAATATACACGGTACAAAAGATTTACTTAAACGAAAAAAAGTAGTACATTAAGGTTTATGACAACTGATGATGTAGAAAAGATAATAGTACACTGCTCCGCTACACGAGAGGGAGACGACTGTATAGACGTACACGTCATCGACAGGTGGCACAAGGCACGAGGATGGAAGGGATGCGGCTATCACTTTGTTATACTGATAGATGGAACGATTCAAGTAGGAAGAAACATAAACGACTCAGGTGCACACACCAAGGGACTGAACTCTAAGTCTTGGGGCGTATGCTACGTAGGTGGGGTTGAACAGGATGGCAGGACACCGAAGGATACTCGCACAGAAAAGCAGAAGGAGTCTTTACTAAGCCTGTTAAGGTTTTTAAAGTTACTACAGCCTGACGCTACTATACACGGACACCGAGACTTTGCAGCCAAGGCGTGTCCAAGTTTTGATGCAACAAAAGAATATAATACGATATGATGGGAAAGGTAATGGAATGGTTTAGCGGTAGCCTTGTCAAGGATGTCCTTGGGGGGCTTGATGGTCTGATAACGTCTAAGGAAGAAAGGATGCAGGCTGAGATAGCATTGAAGCAGATATTTGCAACCAAGGAGCTTGAGCTTCAGAAGATGCAGGCTGATATAATAATAGCAGAGGCGAGTGGGAATTGGCTACAGAGAAGTTGGAGACCCATACTAATGTTATCGTTTGGTTTCATTGTTATATACGTAAAGTTCCTTGGACCGTTGTTCGGTCTGACCATACCACCGTTAGAGGATGAGTTTTGGAACCTGTTACAGCTCGGTATAGGAGGCTATGTTATAGGTCGAACGGGTGAGAAGATGATGGACAGTTTTACTTCAGACAAACGTAGAAGAAAAAATAGAAATTAATTTTCTATCTTTACAGCTAAATAAAATTAAATTAAATGGAAAGGTTAAACGAAAAAGAATTAACTGAGCTTCAGAATTTAAACACTGAGTTCACTAAGTTCAAGATTACTCTTGGGGATTTAGAGATTCAAAAGAGTAGTATCATCTCTGAGATAGCAGCTATTAAGATTAAGTTTGCTCAGAATGAAAAGAAACTAATTGATAAATATGGTGAAGACTCTGTTATAAATATTCAAACAGGAGAGGTTCAGCAGAAAAAAAAATAAGAGATGTCAAAGATAAGCACGTACGCAACTACAACACCTGCATTAGATGATAAGTTAATAGGTAGTGATGCAAATGCAACACCTACAAATGCAACTAAAAACTTTACTTTAGGTGATACATTAGGGTTATTTAATGGTAATGCGGTTCCTGCTTCAGCTACATCTACAGGTACAAAGGGTCAGATAGCAGTAGATGCAACGCATTTATATATCTGTACAGATACTGATGTATGGAAAAGAGTAGCAATCTCTACATTCTAACATTATGGATATTCGTAAGATAAGTGTGGGACCTGATTACAAGTCAGGAGCTATGCACTACATAGTAGGTCAGGAGATACTAAACGGTAGTCACACTATTCATCTAATAAAATATTACGATGAGAGCGACTCTATAAAGATATGGATAGAGAGCACAAGTCAAGAGGTTATACTGTGGAAGGAGTTTACATCTACAGTGCCTGTGTCAATTGAATTTAATATAAATTTTTAATGAAATCAATATATCAGTTTATAGTAGAACCCGTAAATAAGAAAAGATATAACAACACCAAGACAATAGCAGGAATAGAGTTTATAGTTAGCACATCAGAAGAGGATGTGTCAGCCTCTAATAGAGAGGCTGTAGTAATAGAAACACCACTAAACTATAACGGTCCAATTGAAAAGGGTGATGTATTATTGGTTCACCACAATGTCTTTAAGTTCTACAATGATATGAAGGGCAGGAGACAGAGCGGGAAAAGTTTTTTTAAAGAGAACATATTCTTTTTAGACCCCGACCAATTCTTTGCATATAAAAAAAATGGTGAGTGGCACGGATACGACCGCTACTGTTTTATAAAACCCATCCCTGCAAAAGAAAGCTATATATATAAAGCTATAAGCAATGAGCCTCTAATGGGTACCATTGCTATTCTAAATGATGGACTAAAATCTCAGGGGCTAAAGGAGGGTGATGTAGTATGCTACAAGCCATCACAGGAGTATGAGTTTAAGGTAGACGATGAGATACTATGGAGAATGTACGACCACTCAATAACCTTACAGCTATGAGAAAGTTTTTTAAATCATTAGCTGTCTTGCTTATAACAAAGATTATTTTAGATATAATACTAATATTGTTTATCATTAATATTTTAACATAGATGGACACCAAGGCGATAAAGCTAAAAATAATTGAAGCAGGTCACAAGGCTGTAGAACAACTAATAAAGGTTGCTAAGGAGCAGATTATAAAGCACGACCCTGAGGATGACATATCAGCAGATAGGTTGAAAAATGCTGCTGCTACAAAGAAGCTTGCAATATTCGATGCCTTTGAGATATTAAAAAGGATTGAAGAAGAGCGAGAGGCTATAGAGAGTAGTGGTGTGCCTAATAAGTTAGATACAAAACAAGGGTTTGCAGAAAGAAGGTCCAAATAATATATACCGAGTAATACACGACTACATACCTAAGAGCGTGTATACTAACAAGAACCGCAACAGGTCTTGGCTGTACGGTTATAACGAGAAGTATGACGTTATAGTAATATCAAAGACCGGAGAGATAGGAGAGATAATTGAAATATCAGGACTAAAGATAGCACTCCCCAAACCTCCAAAAGAAATATACCAAAGACATAAGGACAAGAAAGAACAGTATTGGGAGCGTCAAGATTTACCAAAACCTTTATCTAAGATTTCATCCATCTTTCAGTGGAATGAGATGCTGTCAGATTTTAAGGCAAGATGGGTGGACTATATTGAAGCAGAGTTCGATAATAGGGAGCTTGGTTTTTGGTTTATGAGTAATGGCAAGCCTACATACATAACCGGGGCACACTATATGTATCTGCAATGGACTACAATAGATGTTGGATACCCTGACTTCAGAGAGGCAAATAGGTTACTGTATATATATTGGGAGGCTTGTAAGGCAGACAAGAGAAGCTTTGGGATGATATACCTAAAGATTAGACGTTCAGGGTTCTCCTTTATGTCATCGTCAGAGTGTGTCAATACAGGTACGCTTGCAAAAGATGCAAGGGTTGGGATACTATCCAAGACGGGTAGCGATGCTAAGAAGATGTTTACCGACAAGGTTGTGCCAATAAACAGCAGGCTACCGTTCTTCTTCAAGCCTATTATGGATGGTATGGATAAACCAAAGACTGAGTTAGCGTACCGTGTACCTGCGGCTAAGATTACCAAGAAGAATATGTATGATATAGATGCTGATGAGATAGAGGGGTTGGATACCACGATAGATTGGAAGAACACAGACGACAACAGCTATGATGGTGAGAAGCTTCTATTGTTAGTACACGATGAGAGTGGTAAGTGGTTAAAGCCCAACAACATCCTAAACAATTGGCGTGTCACCAAGACGTGTCTAAGATTAGGTAGCAGGATTATAGGTAAGTGTATGATGGGCTCAACATCAAATGCATTAAGCAAGGGTGGAGAAAACTTTAAGAGGCTGTACTACGATTCTGATGTAACTAAAAGAAATGCTAACGGTCAGACCAAGAGTGGTATGTACTCTCTTTTTATTCCTATGGAATGGAATATGGAAGGGTTTATCGACAGGTACGGTATGCCTGTGCTAAAGAATGCTGACGGTAAGGTTAAAGGCATTGACAATGAGTGGATTACACAAGGTGCTGTAGAGTATTGGGACAACGAGGTAGAGTCATTAAAGAATGACCCTGATGCATTAAACGAATACTACAGACAGTTTCCACGTACAGAGTCCCACGCATTTAGGGACGAGAGCAAGCAGTCACTGTTTAACTTGACAAAGATATATCAGCAGATAGACTACAACGATAGTATGATAACAGAGCAGTATGTGACACGTGGGTCTTTCAGTTGGAAGAACGGTATCAAGGATAGTACGGTTATGTTTAATCCTGACAAGCGAGGAAGATTTTTTATTACGTGGGTACCAAATCGAAACCTGCAGAACAGGATAGTAAAAAAGAATGGGGTTATGTATCCGGGAAACGAACACATAGGTAGCTTTGGATGTGACTCATATGATATTAGTGGGACCGTAGGAGGTGTGGGGTCAAACGGTTCTCTACACGGGCTAACAAAGTTTAGTATGGAAGAGGCTCCGAGCAACGAGTTCTTCTTAGAGTATATTGCACGACCACAGACAGCCGAGATATTCTTTGAGGATGTGCTAATGGCTTGCGTGTTTTACGGTATGCCAATACTAATAGAGAACAATAAGCCAAGGTTGCTATATCATTTTAAGAATAGAGGCTACAGAGGGTTCTGTACCAATAGACCCGATAAGGCATTTACGAAGCTGTCTAAGACAGAAAGAGAGTTGGGTGGTATACCTAACTCAAGTGAGGCTGTTAAGCAAGCACACGCAGCAGCAATTGAGTCTTACATAGAGGGACATATTGGGTTAAGGGATAATGGCGATATGAACTCGATGGCATTCAATAGGACATTGGAGGATTGGGCAAAGTTTGATATAACCAACAGGACTAAATTTGATGCCTCTATTAGTACGGGTTTGGCTATTATGGCGTGTCAAAAAAACCTATATCAACCCGAAAGAAAAGAATCAAAAATAAAAGTTAACTTTGCAAGGTATACTAATACAGGAAAAACAAGTCAAATAATTAGATGAAGGATGTAAAAATTAATATTTCATCTGCAGGGTTTCCAAGTCAGTTTGTTTCTGATGCTGAGAAAGCAACAGATGAATACGGGTTGATGATAGGGCAAGCCATTCAGTATGAATGGTTTCGTAAGGATGGAAATGGTTGTAGGTTTTATGACCAATGGAGAGAGTTTCACAGATTGAGATTATACGCAAGAGGTGAGCAGTCAATAAGCAAGTATAAGAACGAGTTGGCTATTGATGGCGACCTGTCTTATCTTAACTTAGATTGGACACCTGTTCCTGTTATCCCTAAGTTTGTGGATATAGTAGTGAACGGAATGTCTGACAGACTGTTTAAGGTTAAGGCATATGCTCAGGATGCAATGTCTCAATCAAAGAGAAGCAAGTATCAGGATATGATGGAGGGGCAGATGGCTGCAAAAGAACAGCTCTCTATAGTAAAAGAGAAGTCAGGATACGACCCGTTTATAATGCCTGAGGATGCACTACCTCAAGATGATGAGGAGATGTCTTTATATATGCAGCTTAACTACAAGCCTGCTATAGAGATAGCAGAGGAAGAGGCTATCAATACTATATTTGAAGAGAATCATTATATAGACCTACGTAAGCGAGTAGATTATGACATAGCAACGGTAGGGATTGGTATAGCAAAGCACGAGTTTTTAAAGGGCTCAGGGGTAAAGGTATCGTATGTAGACCCTGCTAATGTGGTATACAGCTACACTGAAGACCCACACTTTAAGGATTGTTTCTATTGGGGAGAGGTTAAGACACTTCCTATCACAGAGCTAATGAAGATAGACCCTTCATTGACAACAGAAGATTTAGAGGAGATAAGTAAGTACAGCCAATCTTGGTACGACTACTATAACGTAGCTCAGTTCTATGAGAACGATATTTTCTTCAGGGATACTGTAACATTATTATACTTTAACTATAAGACCACAGAGAAGATGGTCTATAAGAAAAAGATTACAGCAACAGGCGGCAATAAGGTGATTGAGAAGGATGACCAATTTGACCCACCTGTAGATGTAATGGAGGAAGGGAACTTTGAGAAGTTTGAGAAAACAATTGACGTGTGGTATGACGGTGTTATGGTTATGGGAACCAATATCCTATTAAAGTGGGAGCTTGCAAAGAATATGGTGAGACCTAAGTCAACAAGTCAGCACGCACTTCCAAACTATGTGGCAGTTGCCCCAAGGATGTATAAGGGTAGGTTAGAGTCTTTAGTAAGAAGGATGGTGCCATTTGCTGATTTAATACAGATGACACACCTAAAGCTACAACAGGTTATTGCAAGGGTAGTACCTGATGGTGTATATATAGATGCAGATGGACTAAACGAGGTTGACCTCGGTACAGGCAACGCATATAACCCTGAGGATGCATTAAGGTTATACTTCCAAACGGGTAGTGTGATAGGAAGGTCATACACTCAGGATGGTGACTATAATCAGGCTAAGGTTCCTATACAACAGCTTACATCTAATTCAGGAGCGTCTAAGACACAGATGCTTATAGGAAACTACAATCATTACTTAGGTATGATTAGAACCGTAACAGGATTAAACGAGGCACGAGACGGAAGTAATCCTGACCCTAACTCGTTGGTTGGACTACAGAAACTTGCAGCATTAAACTCTAATGTAGCTACTCGACATATACTTGATGGAAGCCTTTACATATACAGAAGTTTAGCGGAGGCATTAACGTACCGTGTTGCAGATATACTTGAGTACTCAGACTTTAAAGACGACTTTGCAAACAAGATAGGAAAGTACAACGTCTCAATACTTAACGAGATAAGTGACCTTTACGTATATGACTTTGGTATATTTATAGAGGTAGCACCTGACGAAGAGGACAAAGCTAAGCTTGAGCAGAACATACAAATGGCTTTATCTAAGCAGGATATTAATCTTGAGGATGCCATAGATATTAGAGAGCTTAAGAATATCAAGCTTGCTAATCAACTCCTTAAGTTAAAGCGTAAGCAGAAGCAAGATAAGCAAGAACAGATGGAGATGCAGAAGCAGGCTATGACAGGTCAGATAAATATGCAGTCTCAACAGATGGCAGCACAGATGGCGGCACAAAAGATGGAGATGGAGATAAGAGGCAAGATGCAGCTTGAGCAGGCTAAGATTGCGTTTGAGATTGAGAAGATGAACAACGAGGCTAAGTTAAAGTCTATGTTGATGCAGGAAGAGTTTAACTACAATCAGCAGCTTCGAGATATGTCTGAGAATGCTTTACAATCACGAGAGACTCAACGAGAGGATGCAAAATCTTCAAGGATAAATCAGCAGAACACGCAGCAGTCACAGTTAATCAATCAACGTAAGAACAATCTACCTCCACAAAGATTTGAGTCTAACGAGGATAGCTTAGATGGATTTGACTTAGCTGAGTTCTCTCCAAGATAATCGAATAAAATCAATAAAAAATATTAACTAACTTTGTAAAAATTTAATCAAATGGAATTTAAAGTAAAAGAAGTTACCGGGACTGAAGAAAAGTCTCAACAGGAAATAGAGGCTAAACTATTAAAAGATGCAGAAGAAAGACATAACCAAACAAATGTAGAACAGATTGATATGCAACCATCTGACTCTACATCTGATGACACACAAGACACTGTAGAGATGCAGGATAATGTAGAAACTCAATCCTCTGAGTTAAATGAGGATGACGTTCTTTCATTTATTAAAAACAGATATGAGAAAGACTTTACATCTGTAGACCAACTTTTCGAACAAAGAGAAAAAAATGAAGAGTTGCCTGAAGATGTTAAAGGTTATTTTGATTATAAAAAAAGTACAGGGAGAGGGATTGAAGATTACGTAAAACTAAACCGAGATTTTTCTTCTATGGACGAAGACCAAATGTTATCTGAATATTTTCTTGCTTCAGGCGAGGCTACCGACTCAGAAGATGTAGAGGTCCTTATGGATGACTACAGCTATGATGAGGACTTAGACGAAGAGAGAGATATTAAGAAAACTAAGTTGGCAAAGAAAAAGGCTATCGCTAAAGCTAAGAACTTTTTTGAAGAGCAAAAGGAGATGTACAAACAACCACTTGAGTCAAGTACGGTTGGAGTCTCTGATGAGCAGATGCAAGAGATTGAAGAGTACAAGCGATATTTAGCTGAGGCTGATACAGCTCAAGAAGAGATAAAAAGAAAAAGAGAATGGTTTACTGAAAAAACAGACCAAGTTTTCCAAGATTTCAAAGGTTTTGATTTCAAGATTGGGGAAGATACTTTTACTTTCAAACCGGGTGAGACTGATAGAATCAAAGAGCAACAAATGGATTATCAAGGTTTCGTAAGGAAATTTATTGATAAAGACACGGGTATGCTTAGCGATGCTGCAGGTTACCACAGAGCATTAGCTGTCGCAATGAATCCGAATAAGTTTGCTTCGTTCTTTTATGAACAAGGTAAATCGGATGCTACTGAGAGTGTAACACGTAGAATGAAAAATGTCGATATGACAGAACGTAAAGCACCTCAAGTATCAAACCGTAAGGATGGATTGCAAATCAAGTCTATATCTACACCAAGTAGTAGAGGCTTGAAAATTAAGAGTAGAAAGTAAAATATTTAAAACATTTAAAAATTAGAAAAAATGGCAGGAGCATTAACAGGTCCCGGTTTTGACCTACAGCCGTCCGCACAACAAGTGCCGTTGGCAACAAACTACATTACTAACTTTGATTTCTTGAATCAGTATCTTCCGGATACTTATGAAAAGGAATTTGAACGTTACGGAAACAGAACGATTAGTTCATTTTTAAGAATGGTTGGAGCAGAGATGCCTTCTAACTCAGACCTTGTAAAATGGGCAGAGCAAGGAAGACTTCACGTTAAATATACAAGCGTGGGTACAGCCGCATTAGCTGCTGCTGATGAAGCAGTATTCCAAATCAATGATGACCCTAATGCAGCAGTTTCTACTGCGAGTCCTTTTGGTGCTCAGAGTGGTATCGCATTGAGAGTAGGACAGACTGTTGTTGTTCACCAAAACAGTGGTTTAGGTGAGAACAAAGGTATTGTTACTGATGTTGATTTAACAGTATCTCCTATTCAAGCTACAATTGCTTTTTACGAAGCAGGTGGACTTGCACAAGCAGGTTCAGGAGTTGGAAACGCAGACGTTACTATCTTCATCTACGGTTCTGAGTTTGCAAAAGGAACTGAAGGAATGAATGGTTCTTTAGAGTCTGACGATTTCATTTTCGAGAACTCTCCAATTATCATTAAAGATAGATACGCAGTATCAGGTTCTGATATGGCTCAGATTGGATGGGTTGAAGTAACAACAGAGAACGGTGCAAGTGGATACCTTTGGTATATGAAGTCTGAGCACGAAACAAGATTACGTTTCGATGACTATCTTGAGACTTCAATGATTGAAGCAGTACCTATGGACAATGCTGTGAACACGGCAGCAGGAATTGCTAAAGGTTCTGAAGGTGTGTTCTATACTGTAGGACAACGAGGTAACCTATGGACAGGTGGCGTTCCTAATGCATTAGCTGACTTCGATGCTATCATCGGACGACTTGATGCACAAGGAGCAATTGAAGAGAACGTAATATTCTTAGATAGAGACTTTGGATTTGCAATTGACGATATGTTAGCTGCTCAAAACTCTTATGGTGCACCGGGTGGTACTTCTTACGGATTGTTTGACAATGACGAAGAAATGGCATTGAACTTAGGATTCACAGGATTCCGAAGAGGATATGACTTCTACAAGACTGATTGGAAATATCTGAATGACCCAACTATGCGTGGAGGTTTAGCCGCAGGTACAGGTTCTATCAACGGTTTATTGGTACCTGCAGGTTCAACATCTGTGTATGACCAAGTTCTTGGAAAGAATGCTAAACGTCCGTTCTTACACGTTCGTTACAGAGCTTCTGAAACTGAGGACAGAAGATATAAGACTTGGATTACAGGTTCTGCAGGTGGTGCAGCTACATCGTCTTTAGATGCGATGGAAGTACACTTCTTGTCTGAAAGATGTGTTTGTACATTAGGTGCAAATAACTTCGTACTGTTCGAAGACTAATATTACAAAGAGGAGGGAGTGTCTACTTAGGCACTCCTAACTTTTTTATTTTTAAAATTTAAAATTTAATCAAAATGAAATTAGAATTAAAAGACAGAGTTTATAAACTCACAAGAGACAGAGCACCATTGTCGTGCATTATTCCTTCACGAAGCTCTCGTAATTCAGCACTGCTGTACTTTGACGAGGAGCAAGGAGTTAACAGAACCATAAGATATGCTATCAATCAAAAAAGCTGTTTTGAAGATGAACAGGACGGTAACGCTGTTGTTACACCTGTAATCTTTGAAGATGGTATGCTTAGAGTTGCAAGAACAAATCCTGTGCTTCAACAGTTTTTACACTACCACCCTCTAAACGGTAAACGATTTATTGAGGTTGATTATGGTAAGGATGCTGCAGAAGAGGTAGAGCAGCTTACTGCTGAGGTGGATGCGTTAATCGAAGCTAAGTCACTTAGCATAGAGCAGCTTGAAAATCTTGGTCGTGTTGTATTTAACAAGGATGTATCTAAGATGACATCATCTGAGTTAAGAAGAGATGTACTTATATTTGCAAAACAAAATCCAAGTACATTTTTAAATATATTATCTGACCCTAAATTAAAACTACAGTCAACTGTTCAGTTGTTCTTTGATAATAAGCTTATTGCATTTAGAAATAAGAGGAGAGAGGTATACTTTAATTTAGAAGGAAACAAAAAAAGATTAACAACGATACCATTTGGTGCAGACCCTGTTCAGTATTTAGCTGATTGGTTTAAGTCTGACGATGGCGTAGATGTGTTAGTGTTTTTAGAGAAACAATTATAGACATAAGGTTATAATGGATGAGGAGGGGTTTAACGACCCCTCTTTTTTTTGTGTATCTTTGTCTTTTATTAATACTTAAACTTTTTTTATTATGAGTAAATTTTTATCATTCGAAACTACAAATAACGGCACGGTATTATTCCCTATTGTTGACGGGTGCTTTATGAATATTAGTAGCCCTGAGGCTTTAGCTATTACCAACGGGACAATTACTGTTTTTTTTGCGGGCACAAATATGTCTCAATCTCTTATTGACAGCATTAATAGTGCACAGGTAGAGGCATTTCAATCTCCTTGGACACAGGCGGTATCTGTTGTTAGCATACCTTTCGGTACTACTATCGACTCTGTTAGTGCTGAAGAAGGTGGTGGAGACGCAGGTCCGGGAGACCCGAGCTGTGAGTATCAAATAACTGTTAGTCCTGCTGCTGCTAATCCTGTAAATATTATTTACTATACAGGAGGGCTTGAAAATTCTATTACAGTTGCAATTGGGGATAATGCCATTCTAAATAATGCTGACTGTTTTCCTGTACCTGCAATAGACCCATTTCAGACGCCTGCCCCTAACCCTGCAAATGTAACTATAGTGGACATAACTCCATAGGTTATATTTAATCAATATCAATGAGACCTCTTCAAATGAAGGGGTCTTTTTTTTTGTGTATCTTTGTATGAAAGTATTTACAGATGATAAACTCGGTTAGGAACACAGTATTGTCTATACTAAATAAAAATAATTACGGATACATTTCTCCATCTGACTTTAACCTATTCGCTAAGCAGGCACAGTTAGATATTTTTGAAGATTATTTTTATCAGTATAACTATCAGATAAACAAAGAGAATGCAAGAGCCTCAGGGACAGGCTATGCAGATATAACAAAAGGATATGAGGAGGTAATAAATATATTCTCAGTAGACAATTTTTTATTACACAACATATCTAATAAATTTTTTACACCAAGTCAAACGACAACAAACGATGACTACTATCTATTAAACAAGGTATTAGTATACACACGACTATTAGCAAGTGGAAGCAATACATCAGTACAGGTAGGTGACTTAGTAGACAACACAATTAACTTTGTATCAGCAGGTGTTAATGTAGGTGATATTGTAGGTAATACCACAACGAATCAGACAGCATTTGTTCAGTCGTTAACAGGGACAGATACCCTTGTATTAACGGATGGTAATGGCAATCCTGCAGATATATTTCAAAACTTCCCTGAGGGGTATGTGGTGTACGATGATAGTGTAGTAAACGAAGCAGAGAAGGTTACGCATAGCAAGATAACTATGTTGAACAACTCCTTACTAACTGCACCGTCAACAATGTTCCCTGCATACACACAACAGGAGCCTAACCTTTCATTGTTCCCACCAAGTATAAATACTATAGGTGCGGTTCAATGTCAATACATTAGGTACCCTAACGACCCTAAGTGGACATACGTTGAGTTAATTGGAGGAGAGCCTTCATTTGACCAATCACAATCTGACTTTCAAGACTTTGAGTTGAGTATATCTGACGAGCCTACGTTAGTATTAAAGATACTACAGTACGCAGGGATGTCAATCAGAGAGGTGGCAGCAGTTCAGTTTGGACAAGGATTAGAACAAAAAGAAGACCAAGACGAAAAATAATAAACTATGGCTTATATCTCACAGTATGAATATTACGAAAATAATGGTAACACTCCTGAAGATGCAAATTGGGGCTCTTATCAGTATGTCTCGTTGTATGATATAGTAAACAACTTTATGTTGATGTACGCAGGTAATCACTCATTGATAAATAATGAGGAGAGGTTTAAGGTTTTGTTTCACGCTAAGCGTGGTATACAAGAGCTTAACTATGATGCGTTTAAAGAAATAAAAATATTACAGCTAACGGTATGCAATACCTTACGATACGTATTACCTCCTGACTATGTGAATTGGGTAAGGGTGTCTATGTATAAGAATGGATTGTTATATCCTTTAACTGAAAACATTCAGACTAATTGGAGTGATGCGTATCTACAAGACAATAACTGTAGGATTCTATTTGATGAGAACGGTAACGCCTTAAGCCCTGAGCATTCTAACTTAGATATGGATAGGATTACAGGCGGCAAGAAGTCTATATACTTGAATGCTAACAGTCCATTTAACGGATACGAAGGTTACTGTTGTGATGGGATGTGGTATTTTGATTATGCGATAGGAGCTCGGTTTGGTTTAAATACAGAGACTGCTAACGCAAATCCTACGTTCAGTATAAACAAGAAGGGTGGCGTTATAAACTTTAGTTCTGATATGGCTAACGAGAGTATTGTGCTTGAGTACGTATCCGATGGAATGGAGAACGGTGACAATACAGAGGTTAGTGTGAACAAGATGTTTGAAGATTATATATACGCTTACATTGAGTACGCTATACTAAGCTCAAAGCTAAACGTACAAGAGTATGTGATTGCAAGAGCAAGAAAAAGAAAGAGTTCTCTTTTAAGAAATGCAAAGATTAGAATAAGTAATATACATCCCGGTAGATTATTAATGAATCTTAGAGGACAAAATAAATGGCTAAAATAATATGGCTAACACGCAAAGAAATTTTATAAAGGGGGTAATGAATAAAAGTATCGATGAGAGACTTTTACCCAATGGTCAGTATGTTGATGCCTTAAATGTACGCTTAGGTTCTACTGAAGACTCTGAGATTGGTTCTGTGGAGAACAGTAAGGGCAACACACAACTAACTGAGCTGCAGTATAATGGAGATGCATTGAGTGCCAATGCAAGGTGTATTGGTGCGTATGAGGACGGGGGTAACGAGACGTTGTATTGGTTCATTCACGACTCAAACTTTACACCAAGTCCAACAGGAAAGTTAGACCTTATAGTATCTCTTAATGTACAAACAAATATATTAACCTATATAGTTATAAGTATTGACGATGGGGGTGGTGTTAACACGACACTAAACTTTAACCCTCAGTATCTTATAACAGGCGTAAACCTTGTAGACGAGAAGTTATTATTCTTTACTGACGACATAAACCCTCCGAGGTTTGTTAACGTAGACAGAGACTATCCTAATCCTGTTGCTAATGTAGATGATGTCAATTTGGCTGAGGCACTGCTTGTTATAAAGAAGCCACCATTAACATCGCCTACTATAACACCACAGATTACAACAACTGAGAATAACTTTATTGAGGACAGGTTCATATGCTTTGCGTATAGGTATGAGTATGCTGATGGCGAGTATTCAGCCACATCACAATTCTCTAAGCCTGCATTTATACCAAGCCCATTTGACTATAACTATGGTACAGGGTTAAATGATGGTATGCTAAACTTGGCACAGCAGGTTCGAATAGATTATATGTCGGGTGGTCCATTGGTGGTAGGTATAGACTTACTATGGAAGGATATGACCAACGGCATTATACGTGTAATTGAGAAGTTGGATAAGGCAGAGTTAGGTCTTATAAATAACACCTCGTATGACTATACGTTTAGTAATAGTAAGATATATACGGTACTGCCATCATCAGAGATATTAAGACTATATGACAACGTACCTCGTCTTGCAAAGGCACAGACTATTATGGGTAACAGGTTGTTTTATGGCAACTACTTAGAGCAGTATGATTTAATAACTGCAGATGGATTTCCTACACAAATAATTTACACTGCAAATTTAATTTCAGAAGATATAGGTGCTGAAAATTTAATCGAGACACTGTTAGAGGATAACTATTTTGTTGATAGTGGATTTCCTGATTATGATGTACCCAACTGCAGGGTAGACATTGACTTTGCGGGGGTTAATTTAGTGGCAGGCTCAGCAATTGACATTACACTACAGTTTACACACCACAGCTTTACAGGAACTGTTACACCCGTAGCAACTACTGCAGATACTATAATAAGCTTTCAGTATGTACTAACACAGGATTTTAGTAGTGTTGATGAACTTGCAAATAGTACAGACTTTAGGAATAGGATTGGAGACACGGCACTTAATGGAGTAGAGCCTGTATCTTCATCTTGTGATGGAACAACTTTTACTGATGACTTTAACTGTATTATACCTCAGGATTTGGATGGATATATCAAAACTGTAAGTAATATAGGTAATAATATAACACCTCCGGTTTCAGTACAAGGCGACATAGCTATATTCTCATCTCCAACATCTACTACCATAGGGTTTCAGTTATTGGCTATGAGGTTTGATGACCCTTTAGACGTTGCAAACTATGTATTTGAATACTATGAGATACTATCTGCTGATGCAACATATCAGAAAATAGCAGCACCTGAGAGTTTACATAGCGATAGGAGCTATGAGGTGGGTATGATATATATGGATGAGTATGGGAGAAGTACAACGGCATTAGTTAGTAGAGATAATACTGTATATGTACCGTGCTCAAAATCAGAATTAGCGAATAGTATAAATATTAATATTTTACCATCGCAGAAAGCACCTGAGTGGGCAACACGATACAAGTTTTGTATCAAGGCAGACAAGGAGGATTACTTTAATGTGTACTCACGTTTCTTTTTTACAGACCCTGCTACGTCAGATAGCTACTTTTTAATTGAGGGACAGAACTCTCAAAAGATTGACGAGGGTGACATACTAAGAGTAAAAGTAGACTCAAATGGTGCAGTAGAAAGATGCGTGTCTGCTACGGTATTAGAGAAAAAAGCACAGCAAGAAAATTTTATTACCATCCCCGACACCACTGTCCCACAGGGAGTGTATATGAAGATAAAGGCAAATGAGTTTTCTGTATCTAATGTAGATGATAGTATTATAGATTTTGGAGTAATTGATACATTTGGTCCGGGTTGCAATTCGGTATTTTATCCAATAAACATTGAAGACCCAACGACTCCGGGAACATACAATGACTATGAACTTCCTGAAGGCACACGGGTTAGGATATATATAAATAATCTTAGAAAAGGTAAGGGTAACACAAGCCGGAGGGAGTGGTTTGTTGACCATACATTTACTGTCACATCAGATTACCTTGACTTTGAGTCTTGGTTTGTAGGGCAGAATATAGATATAGCATTAGAAGCGTTGGCTACTACAGATAACTGCGATGGACCGGCATTTAACTTAAGTGGGTTGGGGTCTTGTGAAGCAGGCAATATATCATCTACTATAGAGACCAACTTAAGTGGTGAAAAAGGATTTTTAGTGCAAAGCTCTTTAGGGCAACGTGGTTCAAAAAAGAAATGGACAAAGTTAGAGGTTCAGATAGTTGTGTTTAGAGGTGCAAATTTTATTGCATTTGAGACAGAGCCTCAGGATGCACTTCCTGATGTATGGTATGAGTCCTCTGAGTCATTTCCTATTGTAACAGAAAGTGGTATATGTGAATTTACTTTAAGGGTTGCAGCAACTGAACCTACCCCAATACAGTTTGACTATATAGATATAAACGGATTACCTCAGTCTGTGATAGTACCTAATGATGGTACTATTGTTGGAGACGGTCAATTAAAATTTGTTGGGGTGTGTAGCAGTATAGTAACAAGCCCATCAACACCACCATTTGACCCTGATGCTGCAGAAGTTATAAGTACAACCTTACCCGTTGGTTCACATATAGGTAATATTTTAAATCAAAATATAGCAGGAGCATCAGCAATTGTAAATACAGATTTCTTTAACTGCTATGCTTTTGGAAATGGGATTGAGAGCTATGTGATTTTGGATGCTATAGGTAAAAATGATTTGTCGTTAGGGAACAGGGTTACATCTACAGCAGCACAAGACTATCAAGAGGTAAGAAGATTTGCAGACCTCACATATAGTGGTGTATTTAACGATGAGTCCAACGTAAATAAACTTAACGAGTTCAACTTAGGGCTATTAAACTTTAAGCCCTTAGAAGAGTCCTACGGACCTATATACCTAATCGATGGTAGAGAGACAGATATACTTACACTGCAAGAGGATAAGGTGTCATACGTGCTACAAGGTAAGAATATTCTTACCGACTCAACAGGTGGGGGTCAGGTTGCATCCGTACCTGAGGTATTAGGTCAGCAGGTTGCACGTGTAGAGGAGTATGGTATAAGCTTTCATCCTGAGAGCTACAGTAAGTGGGGACCAAATAAGTTCTTTACCGATGCGAAGCGTGGTGCTGTAATACAGCTACGTGGTGCAGGGACAAGCGAGTCTCTGTCAGTTATATCTGAGTCAGGGATGCGTGGATGGTTTAGGGATTTATTCCTTGAGGCTTTCAATACACAAAAACTTGGAGGGTTTGACCCTTATATGAATGAGTACGTATTAAGCTCTAACTCAGAGCTGTTACCATCTGTGGTAGAATGTATTGAGTGCGGTATATCTCGTTCGTTAGTTGTAACGGATAGCGAGGCTACAACCTTCTGTGTAGATGTAGGCTTCTTGGTTGGGGATGTATCTATTGAATACAATGTATTAGGAGACGGACAGAGTCCATTTGAAATTGAGTCAACGTACAATAGTGTTGTAGACACCACGGGTGTGACATCTGTATCAGGTACGTTAACTGTAGACAAGGATAGTGTTGCTGCAAATACTTTAAATCTAAGTATTACCTCCCAAGGTTCTACGCATTTAGAGATTACTGTAAACTGTCCTGACGCTCAGCAGATAACAATCATTCAGGTATGCTACTCTATCGATGATGATGCAGGACTGTTTATCCATAATGAATACAGTTGGGAGGATGGTCTATACACATCACCTATACATAGTGAGCAGGTTGAGTTAGTGTCAGGTACAGCAAATCCATTAATCTCTCAGTACACGCAGATTGTAGGACCACAGGGCTCAGGATTTATTCCTGCTAATGGTGCAACCGTAAGTATTGTAACCAATAAGATAGGGTCTACTGATGATTATGTATTTGACCCAAGCACTGACGAGCTAAGGTACCTAAGAAGTAACACGTTGTATGTCAATACACCTGCACAGATGCAGACATTATTTAACGCATCAACAAATGCTACTCCTCTTGTTACAAGTAACGGTGGCAACACCTATACCGCAGAGTTTACGATGCCGAGCAGTACGGATGAGTATCTTTACTTAATATATAACTACAGAAGACCAACGGAGTTAGAACTATGCTACGGTACTTCTGAATACAATGTATGTTGTGAGTGTCCTTTTTAAAAATTAAATTATAACCTATATATATGGCAACACTTGGAAATTATTTTTTAGACGCAGCTACCTTATCGGGAGCGACAGCAGTGTTTACAGATGCTACCTTGACTACGGCTGCTCCTGATGGATACTATAGTGATAGTACTGTGGTTAGACAGCAGTCAGGAGGCGTATTGTTATTAGGAGCAGTATCGTGTCCAAGTTGCTCTTCACCTTGTGGCACATCAATTAGTGTAACAGGAGTAAGTGCTATTTATGATATAAACTACAATGTAGGTAGTGATATTGGTCCTGCTATTATATACTTTAATGCGGGTGCTATTCCTGATGGGATAAGAGCTTTATATAACTCTACATATTATAACAACCTAACAAGTACTGTGTGGGGGTATTTATCTTCTTCTCAGCCTACAAACTTTACATATGTAGGTATTACGGCATCAGATTGTAGTATTGGTACTACATTAGATGGTGGAGGATACACGAGTGTTGTGGAAAAGAATTTCAATGGGTCAAATTTTGATACTGTTGGAACAAGTGGAACGGTTACAGGAACGTCTGCTGATGTTGTATTAACATCTACAGACCCTCAGTGGTGTACTCTTTATTTCCCAAAAACAAGTCCTACACCTGATAACAGCCTTGTTCAAATATTTGGACCTTGCCCGGCTACAGGATGGGATATTGAGATAAATTGTCCTGCCGTTCTTACAGGTGTGCCGGGTAGAGTATTAGTGGGTGCCGTAGACTGTTTATTAGGAGACCTGCCTGATACATATTTTAACGTACCTAATAGGGGTGGTACTGCAGGAGACCCTCAGCTTCACGAGTTCTTATGTCTTGATGAGTATGCTATTAATAGAGCTCCTGCAGATACATATGTAGTAGAGGTTGGTGGAGTAAGAAAAAAATTAATTGTGGATGCTAATGGTGTTATTACATTAGTAAGTGTTTGTTAGATAATAGTCTCTTTGAAGAGACAAAAAAATAAGTTATGAGTCAGAATTATACATTAACGTACAGCGAGACCTCTCAAGGGTTCCCATCTTTTTATTCCTATGAACCTGATTGGATGATAGGAATGAATCAATTTTTCTATACGTTTAACGGTGGTAACCTTTACAGGCACAATACCAACAATACTCATAATACCTACTATGGTACTACATATCCATCTACAATAACAAGTATATTTAACGAGGCACCATTAGAGACTAAGATATTTAAGACATTAAACTTAGAGAGTGACGAGTCGTGGGACGCAGTATTAACAAGCGATATACAGACAACAGGTGAGATAAGCGAGCAATGGTTTGAGAAGAAAGAGTATGCGTGGTTTGCCTTTGTTAGAAGCAATGGACCAACAGGAGCTAACACGGATGAGTCTCAGTTTGAGCTACGGTCATTAAATGGTATATCACGTAGCACAAGCGTGGGTGGTGCCGCAGCAGCATACGAGATTAACTTTGCCCTAACCATTAATATAGGCAGCATAGTAAGTGTGGGAGACTACCTGTACTACGCAGTACCACCATATCAGACACCTATATTTGCAGGTCAAATTATTGGGATAAATGTGAACAAGGTTAATGGTGTAAACCAATTGGTTGTT